TGACGATGGTGGCTGCGGCGTCGACCTTCAGTGTCGTCGACCCGGGACGGCGCATCTTGAACCTGACCGTCGAGCTCGACAGGTCGAACGCGACCCCGTCGATCGTGATCGTCTGCGTGATCGCAGGCGAGCGGTTCCCGACGTACCAGACGAGGTCGCTCATTAGCCGCGCCTATCGGCCTCTCAGGTCGCGATCTGCAGTGGCACCGACTCCGGCACCGAGAAGAACCACGACGGCGTTACGGCCTTCACGATCACGTTGTGAGCAGACGGACGATCAGCGATCGACAAGGTGACGGGCTCGCCGTTCAGGTGGGTCATGCCACCGTCGCGGAGCCACTCATAGGTTTCGATGGAGCAGGCGAACTCGTGGTACTCGACGAGTCCGCAGTCGACGATCTGGCCGAACGGCAACGGCCCGTCGGTGAACGGATGCCCGATCACGTCGCCGTCGGCGCCGGGAGGTTCGACCGGTTGTAGCGCACTTGGACGTTGCCGTCGTGCACCATTTCCGGGTGCCACTGGCCGTCCGCCCATGTCGGCTGCACCGTCGCGAGCGTGACGTGACCGAGCAGGATCTCCGGGTCGCAGTAGACGCCGAACCCCGCGGCCCGGGCCTTCTCGCAGAACCCGATGTCCTCGTTCCGGCCCTCGAACCACGGCGCCTCGACGGTCTCTAGAACCCGCCGACGGATCAACATCCCGGCCGACCCTGCGGCGTGCACCTCAGCCAGCCCCGACTGCGGCAACTGCGGATGCACGTAGAACTCGCCGTCGTGGTCCCACACGACGGGCTCCCACGGCGGGTACCGCTTGAGGCAGTGCGGGACGACGATGTCGACGTCGTGGTCGAGCAGCCGGGCGACGATGTCCGGGTCGAACGTGTGGTCGTCACCCATCAGCCACAGCCATGCGTACCGGCCGCCGAGCATCTGTGCGGCGAGGCTGTTGCACGCCTTCGGGATGTTCACGCCCTTCGCCCACCCCAGACCCGAACCGGGCGGGAGGCAGCCCATCACGCCGAGGAGCGACTGGAAGAACGCACTGAACCGCGCTAGTTCGTTGCTCAGCACCCCGACGAAGACACCGTGCTCTGCGTTCCCGTTGCGGTTCAGGTAAGTGCCGGGAACGCTCACGCCTCGACGAGCTGCTGCTCCTCGGCCTCCTCGAGCGGAACGAACACCGCCTTCAGCGACGCTGACTCGTAGGCGGGGTGGCCCGGGTGGATCCGCTGCCCGACCCTGAACACGTAGGGGACACCATCGTCGCCGGCGTCTTCGGGCTCCCAGCCGGGGTCGGTCATGTCGATCTCGACCATGTCGCCTGTCCGCCGGTCACGCACCTGGCGCCGCTGGTAGGTGATCGGGCGGGCGCCGACGACGATCACGATCGCCTCTGTCGCCACCAGCGTGCCCTTCTTCGGTGTCCTGGCCATCACGGTGTCTCCTTTCGAGGGTTCGAGAAGGGGCCACCCTCGAGAGGCCCCTTCTCGTCTTGTCCGCCGCTCAGCCCCAGCGGTGCTTCTTCTTCGCGGCCTGGTACTTCTCGCCGTGCTCGTTCACCGCTTCGGCGTCGTAGGGCTTCGGGTTGCCAGGGTCGACCGATTCGCCGTCGAGGTTCCCGACCTCCTGGAGCGCCTTCCCCGACGGGGTGTCCGGGTAGTCCGGCTCCTTCGCCTTCGTCTTCTTCGTCTCGGCCATGATCAGGCCAGCTTCAGGGTCCGGAACGCGTTCGCGTGCAGCACCTTCGACCCGACGCGCCAGTACGCGAACAGGAACTTCTGGCCGGTCGGCAACCCGCTGGTGGCGTCCTGCGCGTAGCCGGCGTCGACGATCGAGAGGCCGACCCGGTCGACGATCTTGAAGTAGCGGCCGTAGTCTCCGATCACCCCGATCAGCTGCCCGGTCGTCATCGCAGACGACTGCCCCGAGGCTTCGTAGACGGGGTGGCCGAACAGGTCGACTCCGGCGCGGCCGTCGACCATCGTGGCGACCTGTGCGGCGGAGCGGAGTTGGATGTTCGGCTGCAGCATCCCGGAGCCGCCGGCCGTGTCGATCTGCCGGACCTTGTCGAGGATGTTGTTGTTGAACGTCGCCACAGCACCGTTGCGGAACCTCGGCGGCAGCGCGTTGTGCCAGCTGTAGATGTCCGCCAGCACCAGCGAATCGGTGTCCGCGGCGGTGAACACGGTGGTGGCGCCGGTGACGACGCCGAACGGCTCGTTTGTGCCTGAGCCGACCGCGAACTTGGTGGCCTCGAGCACATCCTTACCATCCTGGATGTCGTTCGCCATCTCGCTCGCGAACGCGCCCCAGTCCATCCCGATCTCGATCGAATACGGGATCGTCGCCCGCGCCATCTCCGTCGAGACCGTGGGCTGAGCCAGCGTCGGCGACGCGTCCGTGGTGGCGGCGGCTTCGGCCTGGAACGCGGGGGTGACGCCGCCGGAGCTGACGCCGCGCCACTCGTCGACCGTGATCTGGATCACGTTCCCGATCTGCCGGTACGGGTTGACCGCACCGTTCGACGTCGGGATCAGTGTCGGGTCGAGCACATACGGGACGGCGAACCCGCCGGACGTCGTGGTGAGCGACATCGCGCGGTACAGCATCCCCGCGTCCCGCTCCGACAGTCCGGCCACGGACGCGCCGTGCTGGAGATACTTCGTGAACGCTCTTCGGTACTGCGGGGAGCCCGTGAGCATGATGTGGCGCGACACGTCGGCGCCCTTCCGGTCGCCTTCCTCGCCGTCGCCGAGCAGCCGTTCGAGATGCCCCTGGCTGCGTTCCCGGTCGGCCTGCGGGTGCGGGAACTTCGCCTGCTCGAGCGCGCGGAGCGCCCGGTCATGCATCTGCCTAGCCTCGACGCCCGGGTCGTCCCATGATCGGGTCACGGTCGAGAGGTCCCAGATGTCGTCGCCCCTTGCGACGCCGGGCCTCGGGATGCTCGGCATCTCGACACGCTCGACCGCCGCAGGATTGTCGGCCCATGACCTGATCCGTTCCTCGCGGGACTGCAACTCCGCGACGGTCGCCTCGAGCTCGTCGATCTGCGTGTTCAGGAGGTTGTACTCCGACCGTGTCTCGTCGTCGAACCGCTGGCCGGCGTACTCGATGTTGATCTCCTCGACCCGCTCCTTCTTCTCGCGCACCTCCGCGAGCAGTTCTTCCTTTGTCACAGCAGCCATCTCGGCCGTTCCTCCTTCGGGTTGAGGTAGTCACGTGCGGGCTGCTGAGTGCTGCGGCTCCTCTCGGGCGCCGGGTCCTCCGGCGGCTCCTCGAGCGTCGAGTGCTGCGGCTCAACCGGGTGTTGCAGGATCTCGAGCAGACGTTTCGGGTCTGCGAGAAGCTGGCGCGCGGCGATCTCGTCGGTGATCGACCGCATCTGCAGGTGCGCCGTGGCGCCGGCGTACACCGGGAACGGCGTGATCGAGAACTCCTTCAGGAACGCTTCGTGGACGGTTACCTCTGGGATCCCTTCGGGGTTGTGGTCGCTGCGGCGCGGCGACCTCACGAGCCGGTACTTGATCGGCCTGTACCGGATCGAGCTGCCATACAGGCCGCGTCGGACGCCGTTCACGAGCAGCGGGGGGAGCCCGTCGAGCAGTTCGGCACGGAAGTAGGCGCCGTCTTCGCGCTCCTCGATGTGCTGAACGTCGGCGATCGCCTGCCGCCCGTAGGCGGGGTCGAGGCCGTGCTCGAATAGTGCGCGCACACGTGTGCCCTGCTCGTTGATCGTCTTCGCGAGCGCCCCTGGCAGGAACCGCTCCATGAACTCGCCCTCGATCGGCGACCGCACCTCTGTCCATTCGCCGTACGGCATCATCCGGCCCTCGATCAAGACGGGCCCGTCGTTGGCGGTGACGTTCAGGTTCTCGGGGTGAACGGCGCGGTAGACGAGCTCGCCGCCGTTCAGCATCTCGCCTTCGTCAGGAGTCTCGGTCTGCGAGTTCTCCGACGTGTTCGACAACTTCGGCTCGTTGTCCATCGGCCGCGCCTATCGGCGTCCTGGATCCGTTCCCGTTCGACGCCTCGAGCTGCTGCTGGCCCGGCGGCTGCATCTGCACCGGCAGCAGCCCCGAATGCTGACCCGACAGGCGCTTCAGGTCCCCGGAGGTGACGGCGTCGACGATCGCATCGGGGTCCCACCCGCCGTCCGACAGCGTCCGCATCGACCGTGCCTGCGTCTCGAGGATGTCGGCGGCGTCTTTCACGTCCTCCTGCAGGAACGAGATCCCCGTCTCGTCGTACCACAACTGCGACGACGAAGGCACGTCGATCAGCGCGGCGATCGTCTCCGAGAACCCGCCCCACAACGGGCGCATCGTGAGATCAGCGAACGCCCTCCGTGCCTGCCCGTAGTTCGAGTACGTCGCCGAGTCCAGCCCTTCGCTGGAACCGGCGATGATCGGCGGCACCCGAGCAGCCATGCAGATCCGTGTCTCCCCCGACCCGCGGGTCTGCTTGAAGTCCGCTTCCTTCATGTCGGACCCGACCGGCACGATGTTGGCGCCGCCACCGAGGTAGATCGTCCGGTACGCGTTAACGAAGTCCGGGTGGGACTCCTCGAACTTGTCGACCCAGTCCTCGAACGCGTCCGCCAAGATGTTCGGATCCAGGACGACCGCGTAGTTCTGGGTGGCGCCCTTCTCGAAGTACTGCAAAGAGTGGTTCGTCGCCGCCTGGTCCGACATCACCTCGCGGATCACCGGGGTCAGCCACGACATCCCCCGAAACCGCGCCTCCGGGTCGGGGATCGGCGCCCAGTGCGCCACGCTGTCGGGCAGCAGCGTGGCGAAGTCAGCGCTGCCGTGGTAGCCGCCAGGGTGGTAGATGTACCCGATCACCTCGGCGTCCAACGCCAGCCCGGGGTCGTCGGGCTCGAGTTGCGACCCGAGCACGATCGTGACCCAGTCGGGGCGCATCCGGTAGATCCGGTCGCCCCTGCGGTTCGCGTAGAAGTTGCCGGCCAGATCAGCGTCAGTGATCGCCCTGGTCAGCAGATCCCGGGTCGTACCTCCCGGCCACGGCCGCTCGAGCGGCTCCAACGCCTCGGTGCCGAACAGGTCACCGCGCTTGCCGTTACGGAGCTGCTGGAACTGAAACCTCGCTTCGGAGAACAGCAGCAGCCTCGCGGCCATGCACGAGAACACGACCCCGTTCGACTTGTACGCGCCACGCACATAGCCCGCGAACGACGGGTCCGGCTCCTCGACCTCCCGGCCAAGCGACATCGACGGCACGAACGGGTACTGGCGCCCGCCGAACGAGAACATTTGCTGCCACGAGTTGAAGTCGAGCGTCGACCTCGTCTTCGCGGGCAGCACCTCCGTTGACGACGATCCACGCAGCCACGACATAAACCCCATACCGGTCGCGCCTATCGGCCCATTCAACGACCGAGACCCGCGTGGCGAGCGGGCCCCGGCCGGGATAGAGCACGTACTGACCGCTGCGCCTATCGGCCTACCGACGAGAGCGGCGCACCATCGGCTTCGCGACGGGCTGCGCCGACAGCCGACCGAGCGCCTGCGTCACAGCGACCAGCGGCGAAATGTCCCCCGCCGCCTTACGGTCCCACAGCCACCGCTCACCCACCTGACGCTGCGAAGCCGCCTTCAACGCCGAATCGAGCTGTGGATCGCCGGCGTGCGACAACCGCTTCCGGGTCGCGGCGTCGAACAGCCGGTGGCAGCCGTCCGCATAATCCCCCGTCGTCAACGTCTCCACGTTCACTCCGGCCTGCTTGATCTCCGGCACCAGAGACGCCGCCGGCCCCACGCTGTCGCACACGACCGCCAACGTCGGCCACTTCCCCGTCAGCTCCCGCAGACGCTCCGCGACCCAGTCCGTGCCCGCGCGGCGGTCGGCGACATCGACGTGGAACCGCCCGTCCTCACGACGGCCCGCAACACCGATCGACGCGTACAACCTCGAGGGCGTCACGTCGGCGGCGAACACGACCGGGCCCACCGTCCGCGCGTCCATGTCCACCAACGACCGCCACAGGTCGAGCGGGATCACCGTCCCCGCGTCCGGGCTCACGTCCGGCCAGTCACCGACACCCAGCCGCTCGGTCGCGAACATCCGGTCGCCGAGCTCGCGCCGCTCAGCCCGCACATACTCCGGCTGGATCCTCACCCCGTACGCCGGGTTCGTCGCCGCCACCGCCTCCGGATCGTCCAGCACCGACAACGGGATGTCATCCGGGTGCTCATAGTCCAGCGACCACTCGAAATACGCGAGCCGGTCATGGTCCCCCGTCAAAGCGCGCTGCCGGACACGGGAGAACACAAGCCCGTCCTCCATCGTCTCCTGGTCAACCGCGCTGCCGGTGTACCACAACTGCGGGTCCGGGTGCGCCGACGCAACCGGAAGGATCGACCCCATCGACGCCTGCGCCAGAATCATCGCCTCGTCCAACGCGATCGGCGACCCCTTCGCGAAACCACGGCCACCAGTCTTCGTTCGCGTCCTGAACCTAACCCTGTTCCCGTTCCGGAACTCGATCGACTCGTGCCCGTTCGTCCGCCAAATGTGCTTCACATCCCGCGACAGCCACTCGTTCGCCTCGATCAACTGGTCCAACCGACGAAACCCCTCCTTCGACGTGTCCGCCAGATGCGCCGAATGAATCACCAACGGCTCGCCCAGCAGATACGGACCCACGAGCTCGCGCACCTCGAGGATCCCGTTCTTCCCGTTCTGCCGCGGCGCACACACACCCACCGTGAACGCCGCCCAAAAACCACCGCTCCGCAACAACGAAACGCGCAACACCTCCTCCTGCCACGGATCAAGATCACAACCCAACCGAACAGCGAAATCCCTCACCTGCGGCCACTCAGGATGATCAACACCATCCGGCACCACCGCCACCCGCGGCACCTGGCAACCCACCAGCCGCGCAGAAACAGCAGCGACCACTACCACGAAAACCGGCGGCGACGCACCCACCGCCTAGCAGTCGCCCGACCCCGCGCGTTCGTCGCCCGGTTACCGCCCGCCGGACAATCCCTCGCAAAGCGATGCTCCGGACCCGAATACAACGACCGATCCAGATCGTCATGGCCAAGATCCCACGCCTGACCCAGCAGAATCGGCCGACCACACCGCGCACAAACCCCACCACCCGCATCAACCACCCGCTTCACACGCCGACGCCGACGCTGGTGATCCCCGCCATAGCCACGCTCGGCCGTCGTCAGATCGGGGGGGTATTTCGCGAC